CTGATATCACTGATGATCGGGTCTACTACACCGACGGCGTTGGCCCAAAGAAAACCAACTGGGCACTGGCGACTACGAGTGGAACAGGTGTAAAGCCATTTCCAGTTGCCTATTACCAGCTGGGAGTACCAAACCCAACTGCTGGCCCTACCCTTGTAAAAAGCGGTGGCTCTGGGACTGTGCATGAAGATCGTGTATATGTGTACACATATATCAGCACGTTTGGAGCGGTTTTGGAAGAGTCTGGCCCCAGCCCAGCCACATCAATTTCTACTGTTGAGCCAAATGCCACGGTAACAGTCAGCGCGTTTGCCACAGCACCCATATCATCCGCAGGGTACAACATCACTGCAATCCGTATTTACCGGGCTGTTGCCGGGACTGACTCTATCAATTACTACTATGTTGGGCAAGTTACCGTAACCCCCAGCACTGGCGTTGCGACTGGCACTTTTGCTGACAATATCTTAGCCGCCAATCTGGGAGTTATTCTTCCTTCCTTGTATTACATTCCCCCACCTGCTACGTTGCAGGGCTTAGTTTCAATGCCAAACGGCATTTTGGCGGGTTTCACTTCAAATCAAGTTTGGTTTTGCGAGCCATATCTTCCTCACGCTTGGCCAAGTGGCTACATGATGACTGTGGGGTCTCCCATTGTTGGGCTTGGCGTGTTTGGGCAAACGCTGGTTGTATGTACAAAACAGCATCCGTATTTGATTACAGGTTCCACGCCTGGGGCCATGACACAAGAGAAGGTGCCACTGTTTGAACCTTGCGTGTCCAAGCGATCAATTGCAGGCGACCAATACGGGGTGCTGTACGCCAGTCCTAACGGGATTGTTTCGATTGCCCCTGGCACTACGGATGTAATTTCTCGTCCCCTGTTTACACGAGATGAGTGGCAAACCTACCTACCAACTTCAATGATTGGGGTGATATACCAAAACATGTATATTGCGTTCTACGCCGTAGGAACGACAAAAGCAGCGTTGATCATTACCCGTGGGGATACCCCACCTTTGGTAACTTTTGACACCGACGCCCAGGCTGTGTTTGTTCAGCGGTCAACAGCAAACGTGTATGTTGTTCCTTCTGGCGGAACAGAAATTTATCAGCTTGATGCAGATCCAATAAACAACTTGTTTTATCAGTGGACTTCCAAAAAGTTTATTCTCCCAGAACCTACCAACTTTGGGGCGGCAAAAGTTCAGGCTGATTGGGATTACATAGATAGCACAACAGCGTATAACGCATATGTTGCTGCGCTTGTTGCAACAAATCAAGCCCTGTGGGCAGCTGGAACTGCACTAAACAGTACGGTTAATTCTATTGTGGTGAACGGAATGTTACTTGGCGGAAGTACTTTGACGCCCATTCCAAACCCTGCTGAAACCAGAAACGTAAACTTTATTTTGTTTTCCGACGGAGTCCAGGTGTACTCTCAAGGTGTACTCTCCCAAGAACCTATTCGTTTGCCCGCCTCCTCAAAAGGTTATATCTGGGAGGTAAAGTTGACCGGAAACGCTCCGTTGCGCAACTTCAAAATGGCCACTTCCATTGGGGAGCTTAGGCAAATATGAAAAAACCCAGTATTCCAGCCACAAGTTCTTTACCGCCTGAGCTGGGGCGGATTATTGAGCCGTTGAAGGCCAATATAGAGATGATTACCGGGTCACGGCCAGGGTCAGTTGCGTTATCCCCGCTGCCTGCTGCTGCCACTTTGCCGCAGGTTGTCACCCAATTGAACTTAATCCTTTCCAGAATTCAACAATCTGGGTAAGATACGCCCGTATGAAGACTGTGGTATACGGACAAGACGAACGAGTGCTGCAATGGGTCGGAGAACGAATTGATGAAGAAGATTTTGGCCCAGGCAGCGTTGGGATTGGTCTGGAAGAAAATAATGAGTTGATCGCAGGAGTTGCGTTCAACATGTACACAAAGGCTTCGATCTGTATGCACGTAGCAGCCATGCCCGGTCGGCGTTGGATGACAAGAGATTATTTGTGGAGATGTTTTGCGTACCCATTTTTGCAACTCAACTGCAACCGGATCACCGGACTGGTTCGCGTAGACAACTTGGACGCTCAACGTTTTGATGAGCACCTTGGGTTTGAAAAAGAAGGTGTATTGCGCAAGGCGCATACAGACGGAACAGACATGATCATCTACGGTATGTTAAAAGAAGACTGCCGCTGGCTAGGAGTTAAAAAATGAGTAGACGTTTTCATACTACTGAGTGGGATTTGTTGCCCGAGTTGGCGTTTCGCCCGCGCCCTGGCGGTGGCATGACGTTTGAAGGCGGCAAAGGTGGAAGTGCCGCTCCTGAACCTGATGCCAATATTGGCATTGCCCAAAGAGAACTATCTGCCTTGGCAAAAGAGCAATGGACAGAGTTCAAGACCAATATTTACCCTGACCTTCAAGCAGCAGCTGCTAAGCAAGAAACTCGTGCGCAGGGTTTGTACGACGTTACATCTGCAACTATGAAGAAGCAGCTGGAGTACTCCGAAAAAGATCGTGAACGCTACGAAAAGGGCGGTATTCCGCTTATGGAAGCGATTCGTAAAGAAGCTGTTGAGTACAACGAACCTGCTTATCAAGAAATGATGGCGCTTCGCGCTGGTGCAGACGTGGCTACTGCATCTGAAAATCAACGCCAGCAAACAATTATGCGGCAACAACAGTATGGGATTGACCCCACTTCTGGTGTTGCGGCTGGCAATGAAAACGTCAATTCTGTTCTAACTGCTGCTGCGCAAGCACAGGCCCAAAACCAGACACGTATGGCGGCTAAAGAAATTGGTTTGGCTAAGTTGGGTAATGCGTACAACATGTATGCTGGCTTGCCGTCACAGGCAAATACAGCGACCAATACAGGTGTTGCTGCCGGAACTACGGGGGTCACCACCGCTCAATCTGGTGTGACCAATAAACTGGCTATTGCTGATTCTTTTAATCGCGGCACCTCAACGGCTATGGGCGGGTGGAATAGCGTTGGCCAACTTGGCGTTGGTAAGTATCAAGCTGATATTTCAGCATATAACGCACAGCAGCAAGCTGAAGGCGCTATGTGGGGCGGACTGGGTTCTGCGGTTGGGTCTGGTATTGGTCTGTACGCCCAGATGCAATAGTATGTTTGACAATTTGTTTGCTCGCCACAGTAAAGTTGCTTTGATGTACTCAGGCGGGAAAGACTCGCTTGCGTGTTTGCATCTACTTAAAAATTATTTGGACAAACTTACAGTAGTTTGGGTAAACACAAATGCTGGGTTCCCAGAAATTCAGGAAACTATGGAGCAACTCAAAATTAGAGTTCCTAATTTTCTTGAAGTTGTAAGTGACCAGCCTACTTCTGTTGCGCTACGTGGGTACCCGTCTGATGTTGTACCAGTAAGTTACACGGCTACAGGGCAACAGTTTGAGCAAACCCAAAATATTACGTTGCGCACTTATATAGATTGCTGTTCAGAAAATATGTGGAATCCGTTAGACCAAGCAATTAAAAAATTTGGTTTTACCGCTGCTATTTTTGGACAACGTTTTGATGAAATTCGTAAAGCCCCCGGTAAGTCCGGGAACATTTATGATGGCGTGGAGCGCATCCACCCTATTGAGGATTGGACTAAAGAAGACGTATTGGCGTATCTTACTGAATGCGGGGTTGACACGTCAGGTCGGCTTAGCATGGAGCACTCCTCATTGGATTGCTGGAACTGCACTGCGCACTGCAACCATTCTGTAGAACGTATGGCCTACATCAAAACAAACCATCCAGAAAAGTATACGCACGTTGTGCAATTGCTTCGGCGGATTGATAATGCAGTAACGGAACAAATGTCGGGGCTACGCGCTCTGACTCGAGAGGAAAATCATGGCGTTTAATCTTGGTGCATTTGCAAGCGGTCTTGCCAAGGGCGGGATAGACACATACGCAAAATTTTTAGAATTTGAAGAAAGAAAAAAAGCAGACGAGCGTGCGGAACGTGCGCTTCAGTTGCAAATCGACGCTGCCCGTGAAACAAGGGAACTGCGGGAAGGTGTGCGTTCAGCCGGAGAAACTACTCTTGGGCGCGTTGGACAAGCTGCATTAACAGGCAACTACACCCAAGATGCAGGGCTTCGCGCTGGCGTAGGTACACAAGCTGACATGTTGGCCAAACAAACAGAAGGTATGGGCCTTGGTTTGGATGATGTTGATCGTATGCGAACTGCACAGACCTTGCGAGAGAATGTTGCGTATCAAAATCAGCCTGAAGTACAAGCACGTCTGGCCGCAGGGACTCCTGCTGGTTTACCAACTGAAGGTTTGACTCGTGCTGCATTGTTGCCCGAGAAAGGTTTGTACACCCGCGAACAAGCCATAGAAGACTACGCCACTCGCTTGGCAAAAGTTGATCCTGAGAAAGCTTTGCAAGCAGAAATGCTTGGCATCCAGCGAAAAGGTGCTCTTCAGGGCTTAAAGGTTGGCGAACAAACCTTGGAAAAAGGCGGATATGAACTTAGCAAATTAAAACGCGATAAAGAATTTGATGATGAATTTGATAAGACCAAAAAAGAATGGGCGCAGAATACATTTACTCTAAAACAAGACGTTGACAAAACGTTCCAGGCCGAAGGTGCTGCCGGGGTGCTTAAAAAGTACGGCAAAGAATTCCAGAAGGCTACCGGGAACACTGTTCAACTTGTGGGCAACGAAATCGTAGTTAAAAAAGGTGATCAAGTTGTTGAGAAGTTTGGCGCTGATCAGTTAGCTGCGCGTATGGAACCCATGCTTGCAATGAAGACTACACAGTCTTTTATGGACACAATGGTGTCCAAAGGCATGTTCAAAAATACTGATCAGGCTATGAACTTTTTGAAGATTCAGTCTGACATGCGCAATCAAGGCATTACTGCTGATGCGTCTATGATCAAAGCTTTGGCAGATCAAGCCCTTGTACCTTCCACTGCGGCAAGAAATAATGCGGCTGCTGCGGCCAGCAACGCCATGTCCAAAATGACCAATCTGTCTATGGAGAATAGGGCAGAAGCTGGCAAACTGGTTGAAAAATGGAATGAGTTAACTCCTGAAGAGCAAGCTGGCCCGAAAGGATTGGCGTTGCAAAGAGAGTTCAACATGCTCAACGTCAAAGCGGGAGCGACTGTCCCATTAGGCGGAACCCCACGGGAGACCAAAGGGGGCATTATGAAAGTCCCGGTGGAACAAAAGAAAAACGATGACGGCACGTATACGGCGTTTGCCAAAGATGGCGGACAAGCGTTGTACAACACTGTCAATGGCGAAGCTATCCCTCTAGGCATGGACGCCCCGACGTACGCCAGAATGAAACAAGAAGCCAGTGCCAATCGCGTAAAGCTTGTGGCTGGAGAAGACAACGGCAGGCTGGTTTTGAAATACCAGGGAGCGGACGGACAGTTCTACGACAACGTCAAAGAAGCAAGTCAAGCCAAAGCTGCGACAAAGAAAGATACCGCCGCTCCTGCTGCGACTTCTACGGCTCCTGCTGCATCTGCGATACCAACAGAAGCGCCTACGCCCCAGTCAAAAGTTTTGTATGGAAAAACCAAATATACTTTACCGGGCGTACCTGGTGCGTACGACACAGCAGAAGAAGCGCAAGCCGCATGGGTGCGTACAAACCAGCCCAAGCCCGGTCGTCAATATTAACAAGCACTAAATATGGCCTCTTCTTTCGTCCCCTTTCGCACGGTCGTTGGGTCAGAAGACAACAATTCTGGGTTTCAACCTATTCGGGAAGTAACACTTCCGCCGCCGCCCAAAGGCGGGTTTTTCTCCGACATTAAACGGGGTACGGGCCAAGTTGTTGAAGCCGTTGGTTCTACACTCCAAGATGTTGGTGCGGATGAAGTTGGCCAAGCCATTGAAGGCTATGGTCGCGGTGTTGTTCGCCGCAATCCTTCAGAGATTGGGACGTTTGGTGAGGCGCTAAGTAGCCCGCTTACTACCGCCCGTGAAGCCGTTGGCGAACTTGTTCCGCAGATTGGCTCTTCTCTTGCCACTGGTTTGGCTGGGCGAGTGGTTGGCGGCGCTTTGGGCTTACCTTTTGGGCCTGTTGGTGTGGCCGTTGGTCAAAACCTGGGGGCAGCTGGTGGTGCGTACCTTGGAAACTTGGTACAAGAATACGGCGGCATTCGTACTGAACAGCGCGAACAAGGCATAGAGGATAAAACCCGCGCTCTGGGTACTGCTGGTGCTGCTGCGGTGCTTGACACTGCGTTTGGTGCTGAAAGAATTGCCAACAGATTCCTCAAAGAAGGCTCCGACATTCTGGCCCGTCAACCGGGCAGCAGCCTTTTAAAGCAAGTCGGCAAACAAGGCGCAATTGGGTTTGGGATTGAGTCTGTCACTGAGGGAGCGCAAACCGGCCTTGAGCGGTATGGCGCATACAAACCCCTGACTGGCGATGAAGCGTACAACGAGTATGGCTTAGCCATGCTGAAAGGCGGTATTGGTGGCGGCGTTGTTCGTGGCGGGTTGGCGGCTGTTGCGGGGGAACAAACTCCTCCTGGCGGAAGTCTGCTTCAAGGCGGAAACAAAACCCAAGACACCAATGCTATCCAGCAAGCGTTTGACCAACCTCAGACTTCTGGGACACCGCTTACAAACGTAACGCCCCCACCTGCGCCACCTATCACGCCATCGGCTGATACCACGCCACCTCCAGCACCCATCGTGTCTGGGGGCACAACGCCCATTGCACAGGCTACCCAACAACAGGGCCAAGCGGACGCTGCTGCACAGCAACAACAGCAACAGCAAGCACAACGTGACCTGACAATCAGCCAGTTTGGTTTGACCGGAGACACTCCTGGCACTGGAAGCTTCTTTGGTCGTCCGATCTTTGGGCCAGCAATAAATCAGGTTGCTGATGCACTTGCCCCTATTGCAGCGCAGTTAAACCCTGCCGAAGCTGCCATCATGGACGCCATTGTTACCGCAGACCAAAAGCTGGGCAACAAACTTTTAAGCTTTCAATTTAACGCCGATAAAATTGCCAACTCTGTCCAGAAGGGCGTGCAGGCGGTTACGACTGCGGCTACCAAATTCCAGATTGCTGACGTTCAAACCGTGGGCGAAGCTGCATATAGACTCAATGAACTCTCAAAGTCTGCCAAAGGGCAGGCGCTGGAACAAATCAACGCCATCCATGAAGCCTTGACTGGTAAGGACACGGAAGGGTATATTGCATCACAGACCTCAAAACCGAAAGGAAAATCAAATGTACAGCAACAACAGCAAGTGTCTTCCGGGCTGGGAACAGTTCCAGTCCAAGGCGGAACAATCCAAGGCGATGGCGGACTCACTGGGCTTTTACAACCCGGCGCAGTTCAACCCGTCGGGGCAGGAGTTGTCTCTGGAGCAGCGAATGACCAGCAAGCTGGACAGCTACCAGGAGAAGGAATACGGACTGGCCCCAGTGTCGCCCCCGCAGATGATCTCGGTGGTGCTGCCCAAACGCCGCAAGATGTAAGTGGAGCGCCAAGTGAAACAACCGTCGCCACCGCCCCAAGTGCCCAAAATGTCGAAGCAAACGCGCCAGTACTCGAACAAGGGGTACAGCGCGGTGGCGCGGCACCTACTGGGACTGTTCAAACCCAAGAAGGGCTAAGCCCTGGGCGAGTTGCTTGGGAGGAAATGGACGGCACGGGTACATCGTTTGATGACCTGCCTGAAAATCTTCAGCAAGTTTGGGAACGTGCCGTAGCCGAAAACAGGGCCACTGGGGACATTCAAGAAACACTGGCCGCTAGTGCTCAGGATACTAGCCTTGCAGCCAAGGCCCGCGCTGTGTTGCGTGCCGCATTGGACATGGTTATTCAGCCAACGTCCAGGATGTCCGAAGATGTAGCCGCCCGTAAACGAGAGTTTGTCGCAGCCTATTGGGGTGGCGCACGTTCTGATGCACTGACAAAAGTAGCTGCTGACCTCGGCATTTCCAAAGATCAGGCCAAACGGTGGTCTGCTGAGTTGCCCAACTTCTTGACCGTAAATGGTCAGAAGATCAAAGCTGCGGTTGAGACCGTCGCCAAAGAGCGTGGCATTGACATTGCTGACGTACTTGATGGGTTGCGCAGCATTGAGGAGCAGCATCCAACCGAAGAAATGGTGGATGAGATTGAAGGCACAGGCCAAAGCACTTCTGCCACGGAAGAGCCGTTGTCTTCTGACCAAGAAGATATCGAAGTAGATCAGGGACAGCTTAACAAAGCACCTGAGGAAGAACTCAACACTGCGGAAGCTGATGCCGGGCAGAATGATTTTGTCATCTCCAGCCGTAAAAGCGCCAGCCTGCAAGAACAGAACAACGCAGTTGAAACCAACCAAGCCAAGATCATGCGCTTGTTGGACATGCAAGACAAGATCAACGAAGCCGAGTCTATCGAGAATCCCCCGGCTCCAAAGATTGTTTCTTTGTCCGAAGCTGCATTGGAAAAGCTTGGCGGCGATGTCACCAAACTCAAAGAACACGACTTGTTGAATTTGGCCGTGAACGCCAAACTGACTGAAAACTTTGAACTTGCTGACCAACTCAACGCAGAGTTAAGCAGCCGCATTGAAAAAGCGCTTGAAAAAGCTCAGAAGCAAGCAGACCAGAAAACCCAGAAAGGGACGACAAATGCCGTTCAAGAGCCAAGCACAGAAAAAGTATCTGTTCCTGAAGGAGCCGCAGGTGGCGAAGAAGTGGGCAAAGGAGTCGCCAAAGTCGGCAAAGCTACCCGAGTACGTAAAGCCAAAGTCGAAAAGCCCGTCGAAACCAAAGTCGAAGAAGTAACTCCTGCCGTCCTTACGCCCAAAGAGCAATGGGACGCACTCACACAACAATTTCCTGGGATGCCTCCATATGATGTTCTTACAAAATCTGAAAAAGAAACTTGGGACGATTTTGCCAACCGTGGTTTCGGTGACATCGGGTCTGTGGCAACGGTTCTTGGAGGCGCTGACAAAATTGCAAAAGCGTCTGAAGCGGTAACTGAAACTGCTGCGCCTGCTGTTGAGCCTGTCGTTGAGCCTGCTGCTGAACCCGTGGCTGAAACTGCCGCGCCTGTTGAGGAAACTGTCCAAGAGCAAGTGACTGAAGAAGTCCTCGCCCCTCAACTGGAAGCCCTGCCTGAAGCACAAGTCCAACGCCTTGAAACCCACTACGGTGAAAAGCGTGACTCTGCTTCCTTCTTGGCTAAGGTCAAAGAAGATGTGGTGTTGTATGCCACCAAGGGTGCGCAGGCTGTAGCTGGTGCAATTCGAGATGTCATCAAGGCCATCCATGCTGGTGTCCTGTCCGTGGCCATGATCTTTAACCCAGGGGCAATATCACAACTGGAATCCTTCGTGGTCATCCCGCAGGAAACCCAGACTACGACCCAACAGGTTTTGGCGGAAGTGCCAGCCGACGTTGTCGGTATGTCCGATGCAGGCAAGCAAGCCTACGCTACTCTGATTCCTGCGCTCAAGGGCAAGCTTGGGGACAAGTTTATAACCATTGCCGACAAGCCAAGTGGACGCATCTTTGTGTTCAAAGCTGATGGCAGTCTGGTCATACAGAAGAAAGCCCTGTTTGGCTTGGCTAAGGGCGACTTGTACAAAGGCAACAACGATGTTCCGTCCAATCGTGTAACTCCCGCTGGTTTGTTTGGTATCAACATTGTGGACGCCGCCAAGGGGGGCGCTGCTGCCAAGACTGCTGGTGACTATGACTTCGGCAAAGTGTTTGCCTTGGACGACCCTGATGCCACGGTGACTTTCATGCACTCCGTCTGGCTCAAAGAGTCTGACGCTCCCAAACGTGCTGCTGCCTTGAAGAACGAGTCTGCCACTGACTCACGCTACTCGTTTGGCTGTATCAACGTGGACAAAGAAACGTTCAAGGACATGGTCACCAAGTACAGCGACCAGATGGACGGCTCCAAGTTGTTTGTGGTTCCTGACGCTCAGAGCACGGTCAATGACTTTGTAACTGGCAACGTGGCCAACGACAGGCTCATCCGCGAAGGGGTGCAGCCCGTAACCAGAACCACTACGACTCCAGTTAAGTCAGCCACACAAACTGCTGGTGTCAACCGAACCGTCGTTGGTAAGGAAGAACAAGCGCCCACCACTCAACAGTCTCGAGCAAACCAGCCTGTCGTAGAACGCTACACCGCTGAAGAACTGCAAACGTCTTTGCTGGACTATGTAAACCGTGAGTCTTTGGGTAAAGATGTTTTTGTAGTCGATGAACTGGAAGACCTTCGTTCGCTGCCTGAGTTTGCAGCAATGACGGATGAAGAGTTTGCCAACTTCCTGACCAAGGAAAAGATTGACGGGCAGACCCAAGCGTTTGTTACCGAAAGCGGCAAGGCTTACTTGCTTGCCAGCAATATCGACGTGGGCACAGGTCGTGGCGTGTTCATGCACGAAGTCGGCGTCCACCTTGGATTGCAAGAGAAATTGCCTGATGCGTCGTTTGCTCGTTTGGTTGACCAGATCAAGGTCTGGGCCAAACTTAATGACGGGTCGATTGAAAACCAGCTGGCTATTGCAGCTTCAGACCGTGTGTTCCAGTCTCGAGTTTCTGACCCTGTCCAACGCAGACGTGAGTTTGTTGCGTACTTTGTCGAAGCCGCTGTAAACGCTGGGCTTAACCCCAAGGCGTATGAAAACATTCAGTCTGCTGGTTTGCGTGAGTGGATGAGGTCTTTGTGGGCGGCACTTAAGAATGCTCTGCGCAAACTACGTGGCATCAACATTGACAAACTGAGCGCCCAAGACGTAGTGGACATGACCTACGGCTATGCGCAAATGGCGATTGGCGCTCCAAAGTTCCAAGGTAGCGGCAAGATATTTCGTAAGTTCCAGATGAAATTTGCTGGAACAGGCGTTGGTCAAATGTATGGCCACGGGTTGTACTTTACCGATAGGCCAGAAGTGGCTTCTGGTTTTGCCAAAGGGCAAACCCCTCAGTTGTATGGCGCTGATTTGGCCATTGCCAACGACGAATTGTTAGACTGGAACACTCCGGTAGCGCAACAAAGCGCAATAGCGCAAAAAGCTGCGGCTGATGCGGCTAAAGAGTTTGGCGTAATATCTGCAAACGGCAGTGCTTTGTATAAAAGAAGTCTTCGTGGCGGGGATTTTTATAATGATCTAGCCAATCAGATGTACAAAAAAGCCACTGGTAAAGACGTAACCACCAAGGCACAAGTTACTGAGTCACAAAAAATGGCTTCGGAATGGCTTGACGCTCACGGAGTAAAAGGCGTTAAATACGGCGGCGACAACTACGTTGTGTTTAACGAAGACAACATCATTCGTGTCAACCGCGCAGCTGGTATGCCCACAGGGCGCATGGACAAAGGTCGGCCAGAAGTGGAGTGGGGCAGTGTCCAGCAGTCCCGTAGGGTAGACGCTGCGGTTAATCTTCTGCCGCCCAAGTTGCGCAGTCCTGCTAGGAACACAACTACCGATTTGCTGTACCAAGCCAAGAAAGGCATGTTGGCTTCTGCAATCACTGAAGACGTGATCAACATGGCCAGCAAGTTCATGAAGTCTGCCAAGACTTATCTGGCAGCGCAGTACGCACGGCAAGCTACTCGGTTAAACCATGAACTGAAGATTGACAAAATTCTTACTCAGTTCGACAAACTGCCCAAGAACCTCCAGGGTACGGGTGAAGGGTCTGTCAACAAGTACATTTTTGATTCGACCCGTGAAGGCAAGTGGGGGTACATCCCTGACGAGCGCATGGTGGGAACCACGCTGTTGACCGTTGACCCTGATATGAAAAAACGGTATGACGCATTCCCCGATGACGCTAAAAAATTAATTCGTGATGTGTTTGAGCAAGGGTATGACGCGCTGGACGCCAAGCAAAACGCAGTGACGGCTGCGGTTGATCGTGAGTATGCTGATCGACTCAAGGCTGTCCAAGGGGACACCGAACTCACAGACAAGTTGAACAAGGAAAAGAAACGTGCACTGTCTCGTGAGAGAAAACTGCTTGGGCTGGACAGCAGCAAACCCTATGCGTACTTGGGCCGCTATGGCGACTACGTGGTTGTCGGCAAGTCTGCTGAGTACAAGTTCCATGAAGAACAAGTCAAAGCTGGGCCAGTGGTCAAGGGTGAAGACTTGATGGGGGCACGGTCTGCGGCATGGCTGGACGAGAACCGAACCAATCCTGCGCACTATGTGGTGCAGTTCGCTGAGACCCTGGGGGAAGCAAATCAGATTGCTGACCAGCTGAACGCCACTGGTAACTACGACATTGCTGAGTCCTACGAGAAAGAACCCTATTCCCAAGAAGGCGGGGACTTGTTCTTGGCTGTGGCTCGTCTGCGTACCTTGTTTGACAAAGAAGCCGAAGGCGCAAACCCAGCGGCTCAAGCGTCAATCCGCAACTTGTTGGGGGATTTGTACCTGCACACGGTGTCTGAAGCCAGTTCCCGCAAGTCTGAATTCCAGAGGCTCAACATTTCTGGAGCCGATCAGGACATGATGCGTAATTTGGCCACTCGTGGTCGGGCTGATGCACACTTCTTGGCTGCGCTGGAACACAATGACGCTATCTCGGACGCCATCACTGCCATGCGTGAAGAACGCAATCGCAATCGCGGAGAGGCTGGCCCATACTTCAACGAACTGCTCAAGCGTCATGCGAACAGTATGAAGTATGAAACTCCTGGCGTGTTGTCCGGTGCGTTGCTGCGTATGTCCAACGTGTGGTACTTGGCCACCAACCCAGCGTATTACTTGCAGCAGATTCTGCAAACTGGGGTGTTGTCTCTGCCGTATATGTCTGGGCGTCTGGGGTATTTCCGCTCAGCCCGTGCTGTAAAGAAAGCATACGGCGACATGGCTACCCTGGTTAAGGGACTGGGTGTTGGCGACCACATTGATTTCAACAAAGCCCCCGCTGACGTGCGCGAGATGCTAACCAAGCTGGTTGGTATGGGCAAGATTGACATTGGTATTGACTCTGACGCTCGTGTCCGCGCTGGCGAAGCTGGCGTTGCCGCCAAGGTGATGCAGAAACTCCAAGGGGTAAACAACCGCATCGAAGCAGTCAACCGGGCAACTGCGGCAATTGCTGCATATCGTGGGTACTTAGACCGCTACAAGAACGGCGACACTGCTGCTGCCACCGCATATGCTGCTGATGTGGTGTCAAACACCCACGGCTCGTACGATGCTTTCAATACGCCACGTATCATGCAGACTGGTGCTGGCAAAGTGTTGCTTCAGTTCAAGCGGTTCCAGATCATTCAAATCTCCATGCTGCTCAAGCTGATCAACACAGCGTTCAAGGGTGCATCTCAAGATGAGAAAGCAGTTGCGCGTCGTGCCCTTGGTTTTATTGCTGGTCACATGATGGTGTTGGGTGGTGCAATTGGTGTTCCGCTTGTACAGCAGTTTGGTTCGCTTTTGCTCAAAGCATTTGGCGATGACGATGAACCAGAGAACCTGGAACTCACACTGCGGCGTTTGATCAATGACCCTGTCATGGCGGACTTGCTGATCAATGGTGTCCCTGGTGCGCTTGGTGTCAACTTGGGCAGCAAACTGGGTATGGGTAACGTGTTCTCCATCCTGCCATTCACAGACATTGATTTTACAAGCCGTGCTGGCGCAGAGAAAATGCTGGTCGGCATCATGGGGCCATCCGCTGGTCTGGGTCTGAAGTTTGCTGACGGCTTGGGTCAGATGGCAAGTGGGGAGTACTACAAGGGTTTGGAGTCCATGTTGCCAAGCGGTGTGGCCAATGTGATGAAAGCTGGTCGATTTGCCACTGAAGGTGTCACCATGCGTAATGGCGACGTGGTCTTGAAGCCTGAAGAGATCAGCATGTTTGACGCAGCGTTCCAAGCTGTTGGCCTGCCCACGACTACTCTGACAGATCGCCAATTTACCCAGCGTGTTGTTGCTGAGTTTGACAAGTTCTACGACAAGCGCACCACGGAAATCAAGGGCGACTACGTCAACGCTTCCCGTGACGGGGATGTAAATGGTATGGCTGATGCTCGTGAGGAATGGAGTAAACTTCAAGAATCACGGGTCAAGAATGGCTACAAACGCCAGCCTTTATCCGATCTGTTTAGAGCGCCTTCTGCCGCAGCCAAGCGGGAACGCAACATTGCTGGTGGTGTGGAGTTTAGCAAATCTAACCGCCAATTTGTAGAATCTTTATCAACCCTTTAAGGAGTGAATCATGAGTGACCCAGTCGGCGTAAAGTCTGCCCACACCAGTACAACCACAACAACTTTGTTTACTGGCCCTTTTTATCTTAAAGGTTTGACTTGCCTTGGCACTGCCACTGCTGGAACCTTAGCTTTTCGTGATGGCGGTTCAGGCGGCACTCTTTTGTTAGAGATTGATGTGCCGGGAAATGCCAACAACATTCAAGAAACAATGATTCCCGACGCTGGTATATTGTTTGAGACGAACTGCTACTTGACGCAACCTACGGGTTACAACACGACTATTTTCTACGGTAAATAATCATGGCTAAGTCACCAGCATGGCAACGCAAAGAAGGCAAGAATCCAAACGGGGGACTCAACGCCAAGGGGCGAGCGTCTTACAACGCAGCAAACCCAGGAAAGCCGGGGTTGAAAGCGCCGCAACCGGAGGGCGGCAGCAGACGGGACTCGTTCTGTGCCCGGATGGAAGGCATGAAGAAAAAGCTGACCAGCGAGAAGACAGCGAAAGACCCGAACAGCCGAATCAACAAATCATTGAAAGCATGGAAGTGCTAATCATGACTGAAGCTGACATCACCACCGCCCGCGAATTGGCCACTCATGCGGCCAACATAAAGCACTTGCAAGACGATATGGACAAGCTTGTTCAAGATGTCAACGACATCAAAGCTGCTCTGTTTGAAATCCAGAAAACGTTGTCTGAAGCCAAGGGTGGCTGGCGGATGCTCATGATGATTTCTGGCGTAAGCGGCACAGTTGGTGCGGCAATCACGCAGCTTGCACATTACCTATCCGGTAAATAAAAAACCCCCGGCACTGTTACGCACCGGGGGGAACCTTCACTGGAGTTACTAACAATGGCAACTGTTAGTGGCTAGATATTACACCAATCGCAGGGGATTCGTCGGCACTTCCCCCACTGGTTTTTTCTACAGCACCTTCCATGGCTGAGTAGTCAAACACATAGCAGGTGCAGCTACCTGTTGAGATCGCAGTGCCTCGACCAATGTTGACTTTCTCTGGCCAGGATACCAACCAACCTTCGTCCTTGGCGTGCTCAATCAAGTTCTTGGGTTCTGTCCGATTCTTGGCGCACCAGTCTCCGAACTCTTTCTTGGCGATGAACAACTTGTCGATAAACTTGGGATCAAGCTTTTCCTTGGAGTTCGGGTTGGGGTTGCTCAGTATCCTGCGGCCAACTGGTGAACCAAAAATGCGTGACTGTGATTCCTCAGGGCCACGGCTGTCAGTGCGCAAATCCCGATACCCATAGGTCACAATAATTCGGCTGGACATATCCCGCAAGAACCGCCCAAACGCATCGCCAGGGGATGTCATGTTCCCCGTGGTCACTGTGGAGATCATGTCGTTGATCAGGGTTACTGAGAACGCTTCCAGTTCAGCGTAGTCAAAGTCCACGATCTTGAGGTCAATCAGAATCTGCGCCGCCGACAATGTACATGCCGCATGACTGCGAAAGAAGCGGTACTCGGACTCGGGCAACAGTTTGCTCAGCTTGCCTTCCACCTTGTTGTACAAGTCCATGACTTCCTTCTGGTGGGTCACGACATACTTGAGGAACACGTCCCCAGCGTTGCCCCAGTTCTCGCGCATCTTGTCGATAGCGTTGGACACGTCCAAAGCAGGGTCGATGATGGGCACTTTGTATTTCTCAAAGTTAATGCTCAACATCCGCACAGCTTCAGCCTGAGTGTTTGCATTGTGAGCCGCCAGCTTGGCGTGCATGTCCTCGTTGGCGGTTAAGCCCACCACTGCTTTCCAAGTGTGTTGCTCAGCAAATCCAACCTTGCCGCCACTGGAAGTCATCCTTGCCCGTTCCGTGCCTTGAGATACGGTGTACGCAAAGTTACTCAACTCGGCGGCATCCATGTCCGTCATCTCATCAAACACAACGGGGATGTTCTTGTGTGCGCCCACCAAGCCCCATCGTGCGTTGCGGGTTGCGCCTTCCTTGCCAGCCTTGATCAAACCGTTGGCATCTGCCAGTCCATACAGTGCAGACCTCCATGCAGACGTTTTGCCCTTGCCTGAGTCACCGCTGTTGACGGCTACCAGAATGCCGTTGTAGCTGTCTTCGCCAAACGGGGTGAGCAAAGAGCCATACACATTGCAGTACACATACTGGGCAGCTTGGCTGTTCTCGCGGTTGTAGATGAAGTTGACCGCCTCTGAGTACTTGGACAGTGTGCCACGGGGTTCTGGGTAGATGCTTCTGAACGATGCCGCCGCTCCGCCAACGAACACCTTACGAACTGACCCATCAACGTGGTACAGCCTGTCGCCAAGCAGGAACCCGCTCATGTTGTCACGCCAGCCAAAGCTGGTCAGAGTGTCTGTCTCGCGTTGCTCCGACATCAGCTTCTGAATGGAGTCGCGTATGTATGCGGTCAAGTGCATGGTCGCGTCCTTGTTATTGGATGGCAGCAATTCGTATTTGGATAGCGCCTTGAGTAGATCGGAGGAAGCTGCAATAGCCGCCGTATCCACTTCGAAATCCCTGATGCGCTTGTCAGGCAGGTGCATCCTGATCGTGAAGGCATAGGTCTTGTCGGCCTTGCATATGCGCTGGATGGGGTAGAACAATGTGTGGCAGAAGGCATAGGGTTGTAGTATCCCGTCTTTGTCCTTTAGATACCGAATCATCCGGTTGGCGTTGAACTCATACGCCTCTGGGAACGGGGGAACAACTGTCTCCACAATCTCGGCTTCTTCTGTGGTGACTTCAACCAACTCTTCTTGTGACACTGGGATGATGCGGCCCAGCATGATTGGGCCTTTGATCTTGCCCTTGTGAATACACCCCTCACACTTTTCTGGCGTAGCCCCCTTGGTCTGAAAGAACTCACAGCTTGTTGGGCCAGCGTCCCAGGAGTTGTACCGAATGTCCACATCTGTGTTGGAGTGGTTTGTTTCAGCGCGTTTTTCGCTCCACTCAACAGCCTTTTCGTGCCCTTCAATGCAATGCTTGATGATGCCGATAACGCCACGCCATGTCTCATAATCCACGTCACCTTGAGTATCCCGCATGACTGCAACTTGAGCGCAGTGGTTGGCGACTTCCTCGATAGATGAGTCAATGTGTGGGTGCAAGTGCGCTGTCAGGTCATCGTTGATGTCTGGTTCGCCCCTGAGTTGGACAGGCTTAGCGCCATACTTATCCACAGCCCTAGCAACTGCGGCAGCAAACTGTGCAGGTTCAACTGGGTTAGTTGAGGACTTGACTTTCACTTGCCTGACATCGCGCCCAGGTTTTCGGTTGTGAGTACCCACTGGCCTCAATACAGAAGACAGATCAGCCGTGCGTGTTGGGTCTACAAGCAGACCAGCTGAGTCAAGCGCCGCTTTGAATCCATTGGCCATCAGCCGCCAAGACTTCGGGCCGATCTCCGTGGTCAGGGGCCAGTAGCAGTGCAGTCCACCACCAGAGTCCACCAACATGGGGTCAGGGAATCCGTTGTCACGACAGAACCCAATGATGGCTTTGGCTGCATCCATCTTGGTCGCGTAGCCTTTACCCTTCTCGGCCTTGTCTTCCCCACAGTCAATGTCTGCCCAGAACGACTTGGCCTTGAGCCAGTTTTGCTGGCCACGGTATTTGCGTTTGATTTCCCCATCAACTTCGACTTCAAAGAAGGGTTCTTTGTACGCACAGCAAGCGTGATACACCGTCAGATCAGGCTGGCGGTCATAGGAATCCAATGCTTGGGCCATAAGTTCCAAGGACTCGTATGCTTTATGGGCATACCCCTTTGTACCTGCCCGGCTCAGGGCAATGAACTTATACCCTTCTTCGGGCAATGTCGCCCGTAGGAATTCGAGGGTGTTCATGAATCACCCCGCAGTGATGATTCGTTTCTCCGTAGCCTCGGCCCCAATTCGGATAGTTTTTTCGATGTGTTCCATCGCCACCCGCATCAATTCCGCTGACTGAATAGACGACTCTGCCACCTCGACAATCGTGCGCCCAACCAACTCGGCTAACCCAAGGACAACTTCCCCGTGGTTGAACCCTTTGTCAACAAGTGCCGCATGTGCTTCGATCACAACACCAACAACTTTGCGCTGATCAATTTCGTATGCCATTTATCTCTCCAAGTTATACACCTGGGGTACTCACCGCAATGGCTTTCCCCCACAAAGATCAGTCGTCAAAGTTCAAGTCATCAAGATTCAAACCGCCAATTTCCATGTCCGCCATAGCGGGTTCAGGCTTTGGTTCAGGCTTGGCCTTGGCCTTGACCGCTGGCTTTGGCTCAGGCTTTGATTCAAGCAACTTCTCGATCACAGGTGCCAACTTGGGGGTCTCCGCTTCAGGCTCGACATGCTCCACAGCATACCCGCTTCCCAAAATAACTGGTACAGCGTCACCCTGGATAACCTCCTTGACCAACTCATACGCCTCATCGCTGAGCATACCGACTGGCTTAAAGGTCAGCTTGGGGCTGGCTTCTTCTGCAACAAACCCGATGCGGGTAACAACCATGTTGTATGCCAGCTTGCCGCCGCCGCGCTTCTTGAGCAGGTCACCAAACTCACCCAGTGCCTTGATGGACGCAGGGGGAACACGCAACAACATGGGGTCGTTGAGTTGATCGGGTGCTGCCACAGCAATACGCACAGAGTCTTGGCAAGCCTTGCCTTTACGGCCATCATCGCTGATCTTGGAACCCCACTGCGCTTTGGGGCATACAGCACAGGACTTGGACTGCGGCTTATCAACACTGCCATCAGGCTTGGAGCCATCGTTGCTGAAGCAGTCAGGCTTGGTAGCCTCCGCACCTTCTTGGTAGCCCTTGGCATAGAACACCTTGGACACGCCCTTGTTGGCCTTGAGAATCACCACTTCCAAAGAAGAGGCCACGCTGTCAGGGTCTTTGGGGTTCATCAGCACAGTACGCTCACCGCCACGGGAGACAGAGAACGTTTTGCCTTTGATGCTGAGCACCGGGAACCCGGCACTGGCGTGTGCAGTCAGGTCATCGTTGATTTCTGCGGCATTGGATGAACGCAGGTAAGCTGGCAAATTGCCAGTGTCGAAAGGGATGATATTACTCATCGTGGTTTTTCTCCAGTTGTTAAAAGATTAAGAGGCGCGGCGGATATTGACTACCCGTTCTTCACGCCAATTGACTCCAGGGGGGACATCGTCATGGACAGCTTTGTATTGCTCGACCCCGGTTTTCGAGCAACGCTTCTCTAATAAGTGGAACGCCTCATTGGCCTTTACAAACTCCATGAACGTGTCAGGGTCTGCAATTGAGGCCATTGTGGTTGTGGATGTGTACGCTGTACCAAAAGGTGTTTTGATGGAATCCAAGCCAGCGGTGTCGAATGTCTGCAACAGCACTGCTTCGATCTTGTCCAGCTTCTCATCAATCTTTGATTTCTGCGCATCATATTCTGCTTTGAGTTGGGACTTTTTGTCTCGCAGTGCGATGTAGTTTTCTACTATTTCGGAAAGCTTCATTTTTTCTCCAGAGGGGGACTGATCTTACTTGTTTTGAGGGGGTTGTGAATAGGGGTTTTCACTGATCTGATTCAATTCCTTTCATAATTTCCAGTAGCGCCCCTTGCAGTTTCTGCTTCTTTTGGAGGCGGGTGTATATACGCCGTTCTATGTCACTCCCAGCTATGTGAGCGATCACTGTCGTTCTTGTCTGCCCAGGACGGCGCACACGGGCACATGCTTGCTCATAGATGTCGTTGCTGTGGATGGGTGCGTACCAAATCACAGTGGTTGCGGCAGTCAAGGTCAGCCCGTGGCTCATAGTTCCAGGGTTCGCCACGATGACATGGGGGAACTCTTTTTCCTGGAAGTTGCGGAATATCTCATCCCGCTCGGCTTTGGGTGTAGCCCCATGAACGGCGGCAACTTCCCACTCCACAGACAGCTTGGACACTACATCTTCCAGCACCCCAGTCAACGGCACAAACACAATGACTTTGCCTTCGGACTCTTCGACCAACTCTTTGAGGACTTCAATGCGTGGTTCGTTAGGGATGTGGATGTATTCCCCGTTCTTGCCATACGCCACCCCGCAAGCAATCTGCACAAGCTTGTTGGCTTTGACCGCCTCGTTGACCGCCAAGACTTCGCCGCCTTCGTACTCTGCCGTGAGTTTCTCCAGCATGTGTTTGTAGGCTTCTTTTTGTTCCTTGGTCATCTCCACATCGCGGGTGACAAAAGTTTGTTCTGGTAAGTCAATGCAGTCATCCAGCGCAAATCGAACGGCTGGCTGCATCACCTTCTTTACAACTTCCACGGCATTGGGGCGAGGTGTCCAAATAAACTGAGTGATCTGCTTCATCACCATGTCTCTGAACTGACTGAAGTACTTAGGTACATCAGGGTTTGCTGGACACACGATGCGGCATTGCGCCCATGCGTCTGTTGGTTCATGCGGTGTAGGTGCGCCAGTCAACGCCCAGATACGCCGTACCTTTTGTTTGTTGCAGACTTCGTTGAGTATCTTCCATCGATCAGTGCTTGCATTGCGGAACATGGCGATCTCATCCACGATGATCAAGTCGATGTCGTCACGCTTAGCCAGTGCATCTTTAATTGTCTTGATGCCGTCTGTGTTGATGATGTACACATCTGCTGGTTGTGCCAACAGCTTGAGGCGTCTCTCGCGTGTACCGTACAACACCGTGGCGTCCAAGTGTGGGAACGTGCGAAATATCTCGTCTGCCCAGGTGCGCTCCATCGTAGAGAGTGGACAAATAACTAGCACACGCTTAACCATCTTGGCATCTCGCATGTAGTCATACGCCCACAGTGACGTGACTGTCTTACCAAGCCCCATACTGTTTAAGCAGAAGGCTCTGTCGTGCATGGATAGAAAGTTAGCAGTCTCCACTTGGGCAGCGAAGGGCTTGAACCGTCCAGGCCATTTGTAGTAGTACGACATCGGGTCTGGTGCATTGAATCCAAGGTTGCGGAGAACCTTAACTTCATCAGGCCGGTGTGGTATTGCTACCAATGATTCGCCGTTGTGAGTCACCATCCGTGCAGTTGGGATGGGTATTGTGACTCTGCTGGGATTTCTCAGTTTCAGGATTACTGCTTTTTTGTCTTGTCTTATTAGCATGAAAGTCTCATAGAAACCAGAAGAATTGTGATGCTGTCTTCTGTAAGCGGGTGTTGAAGTTCCATTTTGTGGCAAATCGCATTTTTTGTAATCCATTGAACTTGTAGGGCGTCTGACTCCAAGGTATACCCCACGGCGGTGTGTGTCACATGTGCGGGTATTTCACGCCCCATGAATAACGTGCCGGGGCGTACTATCGACGGCAAGAACATAAAAAAGTTGTTAACATAATTAGCCGTACTTACTGCCATTCGTTTTTCTCCAGCCTCTGTTGGTTTCTTTATCGACCACTCGAAGATTGCTCTTGGCGTTCGTGCCTTTGCCGTCCAGCATGGTCTTGTGATCGACATCCTTGCCGTCTCCCTTTTTGACTTTGCCGTCACGCATCAACTCAGCCCTCGCTTTGTTGCGCATCTCGCGCTTATTCACTTGTTCTGGTTTCGCGTTGTACGCTTTGTCATACGCTGCTTTTGTTGGCCCACCTTTGTTCATGACCCCTCCGAATTAATGTATTCAATCACTTGCTTTGCATCATCCACCACGATGGCCCATCCACCGTGAGTTTTGATTTCCTCAATCCTACGCTCTTGGTTCGGTGTTGTCTGTCCTCGTTTACCCGGAGCCTTGGTTTCTATCGCCAAGAACTGCCCCTTCCAACAACAGATAAAGTCGGGGATACCGACCACACCAAACCCATTTTGCATTGGCATAAAAAACCAGATGTCTCTGGCTTTAAGCACCTTCTTAACGGCGTCTTTGACTTTGCCTTCAGGTGTTTGTGCCATTACTTTCTATCCTTATAAAACTCACACGTCTTGACAGGACACCACCCATTACACAGCCCTGACGGACGGGCAGGCCAAGAATCCCGCTCGTGCGCAGACTCCAGCTTACGCACCTTGGGCAGAAACGTGTTCCAGATCATTGGCACTTGGTCGCGTGTAAACACTTCCTTGTCAATCTTCTTGTCCCGCATCCACACAAAACCAGTTGTCACCGTGGTGACTTCGGGGTAGTATGCAAACGTGTATCCAGCGTACAGCATAAGCTGGTGGGTAAGCTTTCGCTTGCCGGTTTTGTAGTCCAGCGTCCAGGCTTGCCTGCCATCCACTACAAGTACGTCTGCGATACCCCGAGTCCATGCGTTGTCCCACGGGGCTGGCTGGAACGAATTGTCCAGTGCCATCTGCTCTTCGCACATGATCTTACCGGGTAATGCAGCGATCTTCTTGGCCAGTCCCTCCCACTGTTGCATACCTTCTGGCAACGCTGTGCCCAGCTTGATGCGGTGCTCCATAGCCTCATGCACTTTGCCGCCCCATAAAGTCGCCTCTGTGGGTGATTCGATGGTGTCTTTCTTGACACGCACATGGTAGAACTGTCGAGGGCAGGTCTCAAATTTCTCAAGCTGAGAATACGTCCAGGCTGGAATGGTCATATATGTCGTTTCATTTAGCGTCCCCATACGTGTCACCAATGTCGCCTTCGCAGGTCACAGGTAACAGGCTTGCCCACTTAGGTGGACGGCTCATCTGCTCCATCATCACGGTCAGCGTCCACTCAGCGCGGTGTTCGGGAACAACGCACACAACCTCATCATGCACGGTCAGCACGACACGGTGGCGCTCATCTGGCGTATCCATCGGACGCAGTATCTGCTCGATCTGAGCCATTTGGTTGAACACCACAATCCTGGCCAACGCCTGGACTACGTTCTCTACAAACTTACCGCCGTAGATTTTGACTGGGCCATAGCGCCCATCATATACGTAATTTCCATCTGTCTCCCGGCGCAGATTGGCGTACCGAATCATGGTTCCGTTGGGCAGGTGGACACCTTCCCCATCGCAGAGTAGGTTAAGCGGCCCACCAAAGTCGCATTCAAACCCCTTGGACATTTTCTGCAACGCTTCGTTCCCACTGTTCCACAGCTGGGCTATGTGGTTGTACGTGTTTCTGTACAGGCTGACGGTGCGCTTGGCCTCATCTTCTGGCATATCCACAGATATTCCACCGGAGCCAGCCTTCAGGGTCGCCTTAAACTTTTCCGAACCCATGCCGTATCCAAGGCCCAAGATACAGGTCTTGCCAACAAACCGCTCGACCTTGTCTGCTTTAGTGACTGTCTTGCCGTACACGTTGGAGGCGAACAGTGAGTAGATGTCCTCACCACGGGCAAACGCTTTGACCAAGTCTTCCTGGTTAGACAGCCATGCCACCACACGCGCTTCGATCTGACTTGAGTCACAAACTACAAGCTTGTGTCCAGATGGAGCCTTAATTGACCTACGTAGTGCGCCGCCGCGTGGCAAGTTCTGCAAGTTCATTTTGTCACCGCCGCTTGCCCGACCAGTGTGCGCACCCCAGTAGTTCAGCAGTATCGGTAACGTGCCACGGGAGGCGATGCCGATGAAGCTTTCTGTCCGGGTTTCCTCAAGCGTTGACTTGATACCGAGACGTGCGGCAACGACGGCTTGGACTCGCGTATCCGGGTGCTCAAGTAGGGCTTTGAACCCTGGGTCAGTTTTACCAAACGCATATGTATCCTTTTCAGTTCGCAAACTCACCTTCATTGGGGGCGTGACCCCCAGCTTGGTCAATACCTCAGCAAACTTTGGGTTTGACATTAATGCATCGCGCCCAATGGTAGTGTCAATTCTGTCCATCAGCTTTGCCTTCTTCTCTTGCACAGCGTTCAGGTGGTCTCCAAGAAGAGGGATGTCGAGTTCCAGCACAGGGTCAGTGAACATACGCACCATCAAGTCCTGAATAAACAGTTCCTTTGGCGGGTTCCACTGTTTGAGTATGTGATACAAATTCCAGCAAAGCTGAACGTCATCGATGCAGTACACACCATAAGCTGCCAACTGCGATGGAGGAAAGTCCTCACGTCTAAATCCCAAAGCGTTAACCACTTCAGTTCCCTTGGCCCCCAAAGCAAACTTCTGCGCCAGCTTGGCAAGACTGCCGCCCACAGTGCCGCCAGTGATAGGTCGCGCCATTGACAGCGTGTCAATGTAGAACTTAGGGCGTATGCCGTACCGCCATGCCAGAATAGCCCCATCAAACGCCATGTTGTGTGCGACCAAGTAGCTGTCTTCGATATCAAGCGAGGCCAAGGCCATGGCAATTTCATTGTCGCTACCCGTCACCCACTGCGACTCTTGGTCGTTCACCTTGTATCCAAACCCAATCACTTGGAACTGTGGGTCGCGTATGTACGCCTCAGTCGTCATCTTGGACAGACTGAAATCCTTTGAGTAGTAAGTCTCAAAGTCTAGGGTGATCATTCGCATTCGCTTTCCTCCGCTTTTTAAAAAAATACTTGATTACCTGAATGTTCACGCCAAATCGCTCGGCAATCTCCCGCATGGATACGCCTTGGCTATGCAGCACCAGTGTGCGGCGTTCATCGATTAGCGTGGGCTTGCGTCCACTCCCCGGTCTTGCCCCGCCCTTCATGCGCCGTCCCCTTCTGTTGGGTGTTCAACTAATCTCTTTTGCAATCGCACAATGCGTTGCTCGTTGTAAGTCACCACTGACTTCGCGTAGTCAACAGCACTCTCTGCTTCAAGCTTGTTAAGTTGCGCCTCGCGTAGTTCTTTGGAGATGATCTCCTGCAATGTCCTTGCCCTCAAGGTTTCTTTGCATCGTCTGAGTATTGGTTCATGCCAACTCACTTGCTTCCCCCAAATCCGAACGGGCATTTGGATTCTTCGGACTCACGCACCCTGCGGTATTCGCGGTATCGGTTGACATTGCTCAGCTTCTCGCCTTGCATGTACTTGTTGTACTCTTCTCTTGCGACCATGTGGTAGCGCAGATCAATTGGCCGATCAGTCATTGGGGTCAGGTGTACCAAAGGCTGTCCAAACTTTAAGCGATGCGTGGTCTTGGTTGCGCCCTTGATGAACAACACGTTCACATTCATAGAGTACTGGTAGTTGAACTCAGTCGTCCCCGGCAGCAAGATGTAGCTTGACAGGCTTGGCATACTCCATGTCGGCTGCTCCCATTTGAAGTAGACGTTTTCTTTGCAACGTGCGGCCCAGGGGTTGTCTAACTTCATGTGGCAATAGTGCGACTCAGGTGCATATACGCCGCGCAGCATTGCAGGGTGTTGGCTCATAGTGCTTATAGTGTCAGAATACTGAGCACCCCAGTATGGGTCGCCTATCGGCCCCATTTCTATCGTGTAGTCAGACCACATCGGTTGGATGATGCCGTGCTTGTAGTGATCGACCAGACCCATGCACCGCTTCATGGTGGCAGTGGGGAACAGGCTGTTCGGGATAGGCATCTCCACTTTCAAATCCTTCCACCATTGTGGGTAGAAGTGTGCCGCCGCTTTTGGCTTTGCCGCATCAAATACCATTTGTCGAAAGGTGAACATGTCGATCACCAGCTTGCGCTTTTTAAACAAGAAAATCATGCTTTTTTTCTTCCATATGTTTGTCAGCTTGTAATTTAGTTGTGAAGTACAAGTCGCACTTGGTGCAGCGCCATAGCTGTCCACTGGATACTCTGGTTCGGTCATCGAGTACCCCTGGTGGCTTGGTCTGCCATGTGCGGACAAGTTCAATCATGCTCTTGCTCTGTGCGCTGTGGTGGGATGTCAAGATAAACTTTTGTGCTTCCGCGCACATCAAGTTTTTCCCATGCGGTAGATGTAAATAAATCTTTTACCATGCCGACAGGCTCTTGCTCAATCTCTTGCCCAATCCTTTGCACTTCACGCATGGCGTGTTCTGCCAATCGTTCTTTGAGTGCGGCGATTGCTTCGTGCATCTTTTCTGCGGATGCGTTGAACTCATCATTGTTTGTCCAATCAACAGACACCTCAGTTTCCAACGCATCAAGCGCCAGCTTAAATAATTGTTTGTCAGTCATTTTCCGCAACTCCTACACTTGGTCAATATGGTAAAAACAGGGCGTTTGCAGTACACGCAATAGCTTGTCATGCTTGTTCTCCTCTGGCTCTGATGGCATCACCCCATGTACCGCCACCTTCTTTAAGTATGTGGTCTACCATATTTGCACAGGCTTCACGCTCTGCCAACACTGCTTTTGCAACTTCATCAATCACGGCACTGCGTTCAGTATTTTCTACATAGCGCATGATCTGGTGTTTGCGTGACCCTTGCAGACCCCAATCACCCTGACGCTTTGCCAAGTCTTCAAAGGCTTCATCTTCTTCTGTCATCTGTCTCTCCGATCTTGTTCGTCCATCCAAAACCAAATTTCGGATAGCGCATACAGCACCAGCCCTGCTACGGACACACATAGTGCGCCAAGCAGAACCACGGTCACAACTGTTTCAGTCATGTCAGGCCCCAAAGATTTTCTTCAGTGCGTCATACATCCCCCGTGCCTGGGTGATGGACATTCTGGCCAGCATTGCGTCTATGTCCCACGCATTGGGCGGCACACGTACGTTTACCTGTGGTGTAGCATCTGCTTTGGCAACCCTCTTTGCTTTTGCTTTTGCTTTACGTGCCAGCTTTTCTTGTCGGGCTTTGACTGCCAGTGCGAGGGAAGCCGACTTATCCATGCGAGGATATGAGTCGCCAATGCTGAACCAACGATATGACTCGTCAGGTTTCTTGGTGCGCATAAGCTTATTGACTTTGAGCAGCTGGTTAAGTCTGGTTGATATGCCAGTATGCGTTTGGCCATCCATCCGTTTATAAATCTCACCTGCGGTCAGACCTGGGTTTACGTGGACAAATTCCCATATCTGTTGCATCACGCTAAGAGACTTGTCTGATGTCTCCACTGTGACTGTTTGTTGGGTTCCAACGTCATCGTCAAATGTCAAGTCATTGAGTTTCATTTTTGGTAATACCTTTGTGAATATTTCAGTTTGGATGTCAGGCATTTTTAAATCCCCAGTTTTCGTTCAACAAGAATTGATGTGACCAAGTCGCGCACTTCTTCTATGTCCTTGGCTATCTTGGTTCGTGCGTACTCCCCTTCGTTGTATGCGTACTTCAAGACGTAGCCGTTCTCTGCTTCCTCAACTTGAAAACCAACAGAGTGTGATTGCTTGGGGCCAGCCCAGAACGTACCGGAGCTGCTCTTTGGCACCGTAATTCCGATAGTTCCTTGCCCCACGTTGGCAGAAGTCACCGCTCCCCCAAGGATGTTGCTACTATTCCCAAAGACGTTGCTACTATTCATGGGTTCTCCTCTTGTTGTCGTTGCAGGCACTCGGTCAGCTTCTCAAGGTAGTGGATACCTTTGCCGATCTCTTGGATAGACATGTCCTTGTGCCCCATGCGCATGATGTACTTCAAAGCACCGCCACGGTAGTAGCCAATTTGTTGGTCAATCGGCCACGTATCCACAACATCCCACGGTTGAACCGCAAGCTTTTTGTAGTGGTCGCCACCCACTTGTCTTAGGCTTGGTTGTTCACTCATAGTGTTTCCTTTGCGGGTCAAGTCCAAAGTGCAACATCAACTGCACAAGTCGTGATTCAATTCTCGCCATACGCCCCTCAATCTCTCGGAGTCTCAAGTCGGTTTGCGGGGACGGCAAGCCGCCACTTCGCCCCAAGGAGGGAGACAGATCGTAACCACTGCCTTTGGTATTCTCGTTTGACATTTTTTTCTACCCAGTAATCTTTAAAGTTTCTAATAGCGCGGCGTTTGAGTTGGTACTCAGTCATTAGCGGCTCCCAATAGCGCCCATCATTCGGGCAATAGCGGCGGCGGACACGGCGGCATCTGTGTCTACCTTCTTGATGGCTTCAGCACCACCTGAATTGGTAGTGCGCTCAACCTTACGTTCAACACGCTCAAGGAACTCTTTGGGGATGTAGATGCGGACATCAGGCCACAGCTTGAGGGCTTCGTTGAGTGACTTGCAAGCACCCAAGAACTCCATGATTTGGTGACCCACATCTTTCCAGCGTTTCTCGATACTGCGCATCTCGGTGTAGTACGCCGTCAAGTCAGGTATGGCTGGGTGATCAACAGGCAGGTCAACATCATACCCATAGCGGTCTGCATTGGGAGGCGTTAGCATTTTGGGTTTAAAGTCAACTCTGAAGCCAACCTTTTGCTTCGCCCCATTTTCAAACGTGATGTTGGTGAGCAAGTTAACCGACTCGGTCTCTCTCAACCATTCTTTGGGCATCATCGCTTTGAGGGGGTAGTGTGCGCCCCACACCAGTTGCTCCATCGCTAAGTCTGCGCCTGACAGCGTCTTATCGTGGATAAGTTCGGGCAGCTTGATGCCTTCTTTCTCCATGCGCCGCATGTTGTCGATGTTGGAACGCACTGCATTGCGCAGGTCTTGTGAAATTGATACGTATGCCATGTTTAAATCTCCAATTCAGTTAGTTCAATATAGTTGTCTTGCATCCACGCTGACACAGCTTCATCGCTGGTCAGGTCGTCATACTCTTGTTCAAGAGTTCGGTACAGGCTTCTCATGTGTCCACGTAAGTTCTCCTTCATTTCATCAGTTATTGCTAGGAAGTCATATGTCTCCAGTGTGTTAGCCCATGTGTCATGTCTCAGGGGTTCTTCGTCTTCGTCATACGGGTTCTTTGGCCTCCACAAGGCATCGTCATATAGAACGCTGTGCTCATGGCAGTAACGCCCTCTTTGCTCCCACGAAAAAGACCAATTGTCTTCTGCTGCTTGGTGCAATATTAGATTGTCGTAGCCTAGATGCAATAGGTATTTACCCCAATCCACAATCCTCCCATCAAAACAAGCACCGTCACCTTGGCTCCAGAATCCGCTGAACTGTATCCGTATGACTTGTATTCCTATGACGGACATCGTCTCTTCGAAATGTTCGTACACATTGTCATACCAGTCATCATGACACACAAGCACATCGCGGTACTTGTCGATCAGGTCTTTGGGGTAATACAACTCACTCATACTTCTACCCTTTCATATGAATTGGTTTCTTCATATATGTGCTTGCGCAGTGCCTTCATGCCGCTCTCGATGATGTTTCGGTGATATGTTTTCCGCCGCTCTTCAAGCGGAATTCGCGTCCACTGCCCATCTACAAACCCACTTTGTGGGGGAGTAATTGCACAATCCATACCACGGTAGAACACAGCTTCAGCGTCTTCTCCCAAGGGGTCTTGGTAGTTGATATCACTCACTTGTTTTATTACGACATCCGGTACGAACGAGTACGAGCCGTCAAGTCGCTTCGTTGTTGCCTCATCAAACACTCCCATTCTTGCCATCGTGATCGTCAACTTGCGCAACCTTGCAGTAGATGTGGACACCGTCTTAATTGCGTCTTTCTTGACCAGTATCTTGACATCTTTGCGTGGGTTGATGAACGACCCAACCTCACCTTCAGGGGTCAGCTGGACTTGTAACCCCATGTGGTAGGGGATACTGCCGCCTGAATAGCATGTGGTTTTGTTTATACGAACCGCTGACTCTTTGGTCTTGTGCTTTGCTTGGTCAGAGTACACCCACCTTCCAATGGCACGGGTAAGTCGATTGCGTATTGTGATGTTGTTGGGTTCAGCGTACAGCGTCACGATGTTGAACGGGTCGATTGCCCACATCATCTGCGGTGCGGTGTTCTGGCTTTCCCACCACTTTGGCGTTCGTACTACCGTGAAGATGTCGTTTGCAAAATGTATCTGGCAGTCGCGGAAGATTGGTTTTGTATCGCTTCCTTTCTTTCGCCGTGCGAATGTGGCTACATAGTCAGCATAGGTTGGGGCTTTCGTAAGTCTCATGTCGTTCCTTTCAGTGAGTAAGTTGTTAGTTAGTCTGCCATGTCAAAGTGGATGTTCTCGCCGTGGGTGGCTTCGACATCGGAACTGATACACCACACGACTGGGTAGCCAGGGTCATCGCCAAAGTCTGTATAACCATCGGTCAAGCACACGAACACATCAGGCTCGATACCCTGCTCGGCACAGAAGTCGAACCCTGCTGGCATATGAGTGCCGCCGCCTGAGTAGAACTCCAACTGCATTTCTTCGCCGCAGTCGAACTCAACATGCTTCTGAACTTCGGTGTCGGTGTACAACACATGAACCTTGCTTGGACGGCACTGGTCGATGATGCGTGATAGGTGACCGTTGTAGTGTGCCAACTCTTGCTTAGAGATCGATCCAGACACATCGACTTGCACCACAAGTTCGCCCATCTGTGGCAGCTTGTCTACGCTAGGCAGATAGACCTCGAACCTGCGGTTCTTACGCCGCCATGTCTGACCCTGATTGACACGGCTGACCATGTGCTTCTCAAGGATTTCAAACCACGGTGTCTTCACATTCAGGATGTCTGCCACCATATCTGCCAATCTACCTGGCAGCTTGCCCTGCATCTTCGCTGCCTGGGCTGCCTCTGCGATCTGTACCTTGATCTCACCCTCGATCTCATGCACCTCATCAGTGGTCATGGGCTTGCCTGACTCACCAATACCATCGGTGTAGTAGATGTCGTCACCCAACCCATCGTCATCGCTGTTACCACTGCCGTTGTCTGGCAAGTTGGCGTAGATGTTCTCGACTGTGTCGTCCTTAGACCCAGGCATATCTATACACTTGGGGATACGCTCACCCATCTTGGCTTCGTCAAGTGTGTCGTTAATCCATGCGTCGCCTGCGTAGTTCCATTTCTTGGGGTCGCGGTTACCCTTACGAACGGCGTGTTGACCGACCACATGGAACACCTCATGACACAAGCCCCACACTAGCTGGGGAGCAGTCAGCGTGGCGACAAAGTCAGGGTTGAAGTAAATACGCGCCTTGCCATCGACTGCCAATGTCTTGATCTCACGGGTCTCGATGAACGGACGGCGCAACAGTATTGACGCCACGAACGGATGTTCAATCACGATCAACGCCCTTGCCTTCTCGATGTTTGATGCTTTATGAATTGCCATTTAGTTTCTCCTGGTTACGAACATGGATGTCACCCTCTCGGTCTCGCACAAGGGTGATCTTCTTATCAGCCACTCCACTCAGTGTGTGCATCAGCAGACGCATGGCTTCCCTCTGTGACTCAATCATCTTGCGGTGAATGTGAATCACATAGATAAGCACACCAATGCCAATGCCCAACACTAACTCCAACTCGCTCAAGGTAATCATCGGAACAACGCTCCCATCTGCCGTGCGATTTCGTCCAGCTTCTTGGCGGCTTGGTCTCGGACGATAGGCGACTCACGCAGGACATTGGTGCCCTGATACACACTGACTGCCTGTGCCAACCTGTCGGTCATGTCGGAAATCTCGGGGTCATCAGACACATTCAACTTCTTGGCACGGTCAATGTTGGCTATGATGTTCTCGATAGCACTGTCTCGGAAGATCGCACCCTCAGTACCGATAGGCTTGTTCAGCTTCTCGATCAAGTGGCTCAGTGGTTCCAGCATGGTCTTGATCACCTCGTTGCGAGCGCCGACCTCCACCTGCTCCATCATCTGCGTAAACGCCGCCTTGTCTTCCTCGTTGATGTCAAACAGGAAGTGGCTCGCCTCCGGCAGCGGGGAGAACTTGAGATCAAACCCCATACGATCTTGGAATTCCTCCATAGTGGGATAGTCAGACACACTGGCCCGCCCGTTGGGACGCAAGCTGCGGTATGCAATGTCAAGCTGTACATACTTGTCGTAGTTGGGCATGTGCAGTGCCATCATGTTGTCCACCTGCTGTATGCGCTGACGCATCTGGGCTGAGTAGTCGAAGTACTCGGTGTTGGGTAACAAGCGCGGCCCCTTGTCAACATACGCAAGTGTGCGGTCTTTGTGGGTGGTGTACACCTCGCTTGCCGCAGACATGATCTGGTTGATGGGGTTGAGTTTGTCACGGAACAACTTGGAGTTGACCACCAACGATGTGTCGTCCAGCTGGGACTGGATGTACGACTCCGCAGATGTATCCCTACGGGTCAGGTTGGCACGGCGCACCGTGAGTTTGACAAGCATAGCCTTGGCGGCTAGGGGGGTGACGTTGAGTTGGTTCATAGGTTACCTTTCAAAGTTAATAAAGAAGTGACATAGGCATACGCCTTGGCATCGCGCAGGGAAGCAAATTCAAACGGAAAATCGCTGTCACTGAAGTCGTTGAACATTACTCTGTAGTCAGAGCCATACCGAAACACACTTGCCAACAGCTTGTTGTGTGGTGAGTCCCGCCTTACTAGATATAGTCTTTCGACCGTACCAGTTCTGTCTAAATTCAGGCTTCCAGCCGTGTTTGCTGCGGTCGGTGACCACCACACGAGTTCAGAGGTATGTGTTGCCATGCGTGACTGTCCACTGAACATACGCTTTGGTGTTGCGCACACTCGGGTCTTGGCGGGTAGCATCCAATACAAACATGACTTGGAAGTCGCTGGGCATACGGCTGATGTACTCCATGACTCGGTCGAAGTTGCCCTTGTTAGAACGCTCAGCGATTGCGCCAGTCAAGGCGAACCGAACCGCTGGGTCTTCAGGCACCTCGGCTTTGCTTGGGTTCATAAGCAGTGCGTCAATGTTGGGCAAGGACTCGAAGATACGCTTGAAGCCAGTGTACTCAGCCGCCGCACCCTCACCCACACAGCCAGCGATGTTGCTGAAGTACAGGTCAGACGGCAAGGTCTCGTCCACCTCATTGGCCATTGACCAAGTGCGAGGCGATGGGTTGATCTTGCGATTGGCATCGAAGTCAGACAGCAGGGCTGGACGGAAACGCAGGAACTGAATCATCTTGAGGTCAATACCAGCATCGAATGCCCAGTCACACCAGTCGTCCAGGTTCTCGTCAAAGGTCAGGTTCTGCATACGACCGGACAACTTGGTAGTCATACGGGTAGCACCAGACTTGTGCTCTGTCGAATTACCTGAGCCAATGATGAACAGCTTGCGGTGCAGCTTGAGTTCGCCTGCCTGCCGGTCAAGGATGACACGACACATGGGATTCTGCATAGGTACAGGTGCATCTGACAACTCCTCGATGATCAAGGCGCAGGGCTGATCAGTGCCATCGTCACGAATGCGATAGAACTCTTGGGGAGGCAACCAGCGTGAATAATCGCCGTCCGTGATAGGTAAGCCCATGATGTCCACGGGGTCACGCAAGGATGGATTGAACTCGGTGATGCGCTCGGGTGCAATGCCCATATCCCGCACAATTTGACGGCACAGTGAAGACTTGCCGCCTCCAGGTTTGCCCTCGATGAAGGGTACAAGTGTGTTGCCTTTGGCGAAGTTGGCCAAGCAAGAACGATACAGGTCTGAGTATTTCATAAGGTCTTTCAGTGAGTTGAAGTTGTGTTAGGGTTTACCCTAACGGTCTGCTACACGCACAAGTTCTACGCTTGTGTTCCATTTGATCTGTCAGTTGGGTGGCTCGCCTGGTGAGCTAGTAGTTCTGCAAGTCTATCTAGTCTGGTTTTGAAGACTTCATCCAAGACAACCTTGGCACTGGCTCGGCTTATCGTCCCATCTTCCACCCGCTTGATGACTGCGGCCAAGTACTCCGGTGGTATGAGTATTGTCATGAGTTCCCATTGCTCGTCTTGTGTCATGTTTCATCCTCCAATCCTGTCCGGTTAAGTGATATGCCATGCACCCAGTAGTCATCCTCAGTGCCGCCGTGCATAGGGCTTTTGATGTACGCATCCCTCGCCGCTTCCGCTAGGACTTGCGTTGTATGTACCGACAGTGTGTGAGGGAGGTCTTCACCTAGAAAATCTACCATCCATACAAATTTCATCATGGTCTCCACAGGAATACATCCAACAGGATGACGATGATTGCCAACAGGAATACTGCGCGTTCGATGCGCTCTCGGATTGTTAAGTTAGTCATGCTGCCTCCACTTTGTATCCACGGTTCATCCACACCTCCATCTTGATGTTGCGAAACCAGTCAGCCACGGTTGGTATGCGTCCACCGCAGTCTTCTTTAACATGTTGCTCCCCTATGTAGCGTACTGGCACTAGCTTGCCATCGCTATTGGTAATTTCCCTACCAAAGACACGCTCACACTCGAATATGCCTTGGCTGTGGTGTCTCAGGGCGCGGTGCCGTGCGTCTGCGAACTGCTCTTTGGTCGCGTCAAACCAGTCGTGTATGTCTGCGTAGTCCTCGGGTTTGCCGCCCCAGATTTTTACGCTGGTCAATGCGTGATGACATGGGTGCATGGTTACTCCTCGCTTAGGTTAAAGCTGTGATCTTCTGTGGACATGTAGTTGATACCAACATCCAGCTGGATTATTGGCGGTGAAGTTGAGAAGTCGATCTCCAGTGTGCCTTGCCCTCCATCGTTGTTGTACCAGTCCAGCCCTTCGTTTTCCAAGGCTTTAAATGTTAACTCTTTGGCAATTTCTTCGATAGACATCAGCCCTTCTTTGGTAACTTCTGTCCACGTCTTGTATTCTTCATCAAAGCAACTTTCATCAGAACTCCAAGGTATCTGTGCAGTCAGTGGGATTGCCGCTGTTTGGCCTGTGTTGTACGCATCGACACTCTCGATGTCGCCTGAGTCACCACCTCCAGAGAAGGTAACGACCAGCTTAGAGACACCCAGTGTGCGTAGGGTTGTGAGAAATACTGCGCGATGTTTGGGGCTTGGGAACATGATAGGTATCCTTACAGGTTGACTTCAACATACTGCGCTCGGATGGAATACCCAAGCTGCTTGATGATGTCCAGGTTGTCTTGCGTCAATGTCTTTTGATCGACCAACCGGGCGAACAACTTTGCCTTCTCACACTTGGGGTATATGTTTGTATTGCCATACACCGTGCGTGGTTCTACGATGATCTCGTTCATGATCGTGCTCCAATGAGTTGATAGACCTCGGCCAAGATGTACAGTGCTTGGTCAACCTTCAGCTTGATGTCATCGTGGGCACGGATGTATGGGTGGTTTCCCAAGTGGTCTTCGATGATCTCGCCCACCATGTGTGCTCGGTCAAGTGCTTCGTGGGCTAGGAATGGGTCGGGCTTCATGCGTCAATCTCCCACATGGTTTCGGGTAGGTATGCAACCAAAATATCCATCGGTACAGCTGTTAACAACTCCTCAATGGCAGTCACATCCCCTGCTTCGATGTCTTGTTTGATCTGCTCAATCACCAAGTCAATCACAATCTTTAAGTCGCTCATGCTGGTAACTCCATGCGCTCGACCATGTAGCCTTCTTCTTTGTAGACCAAGGCTTCGGTTACGGGAATGTTCTCAATCCAGCGGGCTTGCCGATGCAGGTAAACACGATACATAATTACTCCTTGTTGAGTTGGTTGATCATTCGAGTCAGGCGCAGCTTGCCCTGCTTGTCCATCTTCTGTCTGGCACGAGCGGCGTACTTATTGCCCGACTTGGGTGCGCAGCACGCACAGGTCATCCCACCTTGGCCGACCATGTATGCCTTCTTGAACAGTCCTTTCATCCTCGATCTCCTTGCAAACTCCACGCACTATGCGCCGTGCGTCTGGGCGTGAGGCTAACCACTTGGACAACCGAGGGTCGTCGTCTTGCAGTAAGCCTGGGGGGTATCCCGTCATAGAATAATCTCCAACAGATACCGTAGTTTGTTATGCACCGCATCAAGTTTGGCGATGCAGTCGTCTCGTTTGGATATGTTGTCGATGTTGTTGCCCACAAAGTACAGGTGTTTTCGGATAGTGGTCAACTCGCGGATTATTTCTATTTCTCGTTCGTCAGTCATCTTGCCCCCTTGCTAAGCGTACCAAGTCCATCATCTCGCCGATATGGTTGCCCAACAAACGCCCAACTTCGTCATCCCAATACAGGAAGTTGAGTTGTGCGTTCATAAAACCAACCATCAGGTTGTCCCTGCGGCATTCGTTCATAGCTTGTAACCAACGCAGGCGAATTGCCTGTGCGCTAAGGAGGTCGTACAGTGTTGATTTAGCTTTCATGATTTCATCTCCAACTAAGTAATGCAGTCATTTCGACAAGCTTTTTTGCTTCGATGTAGAACAGAGTTTCACTGTCCCCCAGTATCATCAAGTTGCCGTTGTCGCGGTACATGGCAACGCAGTTGCCGTTACCTTTCTCATGCACCAAGCCAACCTGTTGTCCAGTATCCATGTCGTAGTAGTCGGCGCGTTTGCCTTTGTTGTCATACCTCCAATAAAACGATTTCTTCATGATTTCATCCCCCAAATAGTGTTGTAGGCCCAAATGGTAAGCCTGCTTTAGCCAACAGCTTGTCGCGTATGGCGGAGTATCTCTCTACGATTTCAAAGTCGTCATCACATCGGTCGGCATAGTCGTCTGCCAATACAGCCAAGTCATACAGTTCTGATCGAGTTAGTTCTTCAGTCATGATTTCCCTTTGTGTGATGAGTTGCTGGGCGATCTTCTCACCACATGATGCACAGGTTGGTCGTTGTGCCTTTGCCCGTTGTGGTTCGACACGCACTGCGTAACAGTGCGTACATATGGGTAGGTGGTAGTCTTCCACGGTCAGTCCTTCCAGGCCATGGCCAGGGTGATTGCGCCCATGCCACCTGCATATATTAAGAGCAGCTGTCTGAGGTAGTACCCATCGCCGTCCCAGCCTACATATCCAGCTAGCATTGTCAAGACGGTGCAGCACACCAAGAATAGTTTGTCCATAATCAGCCTTTCAGCTTGAGGTACTCAGCCAAGAACGCATCGGGGTCGTCCAAAGGGCCGAGGGAATCCATCGGGTTGAAGTCATCAACGAACCGCCACATGAACCCTTCATCGGATTCGGACAGGTAGTTGGGGGGTGTGACGATGTGGTCAGCTTCAAGATACATGAGATCGTTGGGCATAGTGCCTCCAATGGTTGAGTGAGTTAGTGGGGAATCCCTTGATTCGCTTGACTTGCCGAATTTTATTTGTTATGCTTCTGCCCAAGCAGAAGTGATTGAGACCGATTAGGAACAAGCGGTCGATTGACGGCATGATAGGTGCGGACGCTGCCGCACACCACCAAGCTGGGTGAATATTCCGGTGGAAAATTGTGTTGGAATATTCTCGTGAGTGGGTACTTACGCTAGAACCCGCATGGATACTAGGGGGTTAGTGGTCACTAACGGGAATATTCCAATATTCCAGATTTTGGAAAGGGTCAGGCGGGTTTTGAGATATTGTGGATTGTGTGTATGACGCGATCTCACGCAACAATCGTCATCATCTCTCGCGTAAGGGCGTCTGACTATGTGGAATATTGGAATATTAGAATATTGAGTATTACATAGATACATAAGTGGTTGATTCCTATGGATATTTTATGTAGTACTGAATATTCCGGTGAATATTCCGCTGGACACCCCTGGAATATTCTCGTGAGTGCCCACTAACATTCACCCCCACAATCTGTTGGTCGCCATGCCGCGCATGAATCCACCACCAACGAGCACTTGAGGTGGCGTGGGTGCGATCAGTAAAGAGAAGGGGCCACGAATGTCTCGGTGGTCAAACATCGCATCCTTGACACGCTTGGGGGGCATAGGGGCAATTGACTGCCCTTTGGGCAAAAGATGTACACGCATTGGATTCTCCAGTTAAGTTAGTGAGTGATGAGCAGTTTGCGTCCGTACTCAGGGACAATGGATCAGGCTTCGACAACTTGCTGTTGCTCAGCCTTGCGGGTAGCGTGGTACTCATTGACGGCACGGATAATGTCAGTCACCAATGCCTTGAGTTCCATCTCAACAGCCAGCTTAGAACCAGCAACCAGCGCACCAGACTTCTTGTCAATACGCATACCATCGTTCTTCGCCAGCTTTGC